TATTGTAACACTATTGGGAAGTCCTATTGTTAAAGTTTGATTAGCACCACTTGTAACTATCTCATTAGTTGTTCCTAAAACACTAAAGTTTTGTGAATCTAAATCTACAGCAGGTGTGCCTGTATTTGAATCACCTAAAAAGTCAAGGTCAGAAGCTGTTACAACTGCATCTACATACGTTTTAACTGCTGCACTTGTTGGAACTGTTGTATCATTATTAAAATTTGCAATTCCATTAGCTGCTGTTACCCATTGAGTAATAGTGACACCTGTACCAGTATCTTTCAAAGAACCCCATTCTAAAATAGCAGTTACTTTAAAATCTCCTGCTGTATTAGCATATAAACCAGACAAACCACCAGTTCCATCAGTTAGTTGTTTAAGTGTAGCTGTCAAAGCTGCATTATCAATTGTCTTAATTAGACTTGGATATGTTGCAGATATTTTAGTATTGAATAAAGTAGCCATAATTATTTTTTCTTATTTTGTTTTTTTAAAAATGCTTTTAATTTCTCAACATTTTTTGCTTTTGGTTTATATCTCATAATACCCAACCATTAAAAATTGCATCCTGTGATGGGTCAATGTCATCATTAGAATTACTTAAATATTTAGGAAAAGTTGTATTGTTAAAATTCATGTAATCAATAAATCTTCTTGTATAATATTCAGCATATTCTCTTGCTTTAGCAACTAAGTAATCTAATTCTTCTTTTGAAGCACTTTCTGAATTTTCAGAAGTATGTTTAAAAACACCGCCATTACGTATTTGATATGCAGCAAAAGGAATGTAATCCACTTGTGCAAACCATATTAACATTGGTTGTATATAATCCACCATTAAATTAAAATGATTTGGATTTGCAGCTAATGTTAAAGTTCCTGCTGTAATCATTCCTTCAAATTCTTTATACAGTTCAGTTCCTAAATAGTTCTGAATGTGAATAGTTTGTGATAAACGAATAAAATATATGAACTTATTAGTGTCCACATTTCCATCAAGGATTGAATTACGAACTAAATCAGTTCTGTTTATAAAAAGTGGTTGTGCCATAGTTCTTAATTATTGTGGATATGCTCCTTTTCCATCTTGTTCTATTGTTGCTTTTTTTGCTAAAGAGCTTCCTCTGGGATTTTTTAAATAACTCTTTGGTATTGTTCTTGTTCTTTTATAATTTCCTAAATTTTCAGATGCTTCTGTATTACTATCTAATCTAAAAAGCACTCTGACCCATTTATGATAACAGTATATTCCGCCCTTTAGAGTAAAAATATTATACGGTAAACTTGGTTCATGTCTAAAATCTGTATTTACTCTTTCATCTTTTCTTTTACCTTTACCATCTTTAATTTCTAATTTACCAAAACTTGCATTGTCAATATCTTCTAATCTCCATACTAAACCACTATTAGAAAGTCTCATCATTTCTTCACAAAAAGGTCTTGACTTGGGAACTTCACCTTTGTCATTTGTTTTTTTACCTCTTGCATATTTGTACCTAATTTTATATAAACCATTTTTACTATCTAATGAACTAAATGCAGAGCCATCTTTTACACTTCCAACATTTTCTTCTGTAGCTGATTTTAAACCAACTAATTCTTTAATTTTACTTAATGTTGATTTCTTTTCTTTAATTAAATATGATGCCCAATCTTCATTGCTATATTCTGCATCCTCATCCAATTCATCTACTTGAACCCAACTTTCAGATAATTTAGTTGCACTTTCACCTAAACTTCCAAGAACAACTTTAACTTCATCATCAGATAATTCTGATTTAATCTTAACACAATTTGGAACTTCTTTACCATCTAACATTTTTGTTCCTTTTTGTTGGTAACCATCCCAACAAGGACTTTTAGACATTTCATGATTTTCACAAGGCATATACCAAGTTTCACCACCAACTTCATGTTCATGATAACCACCACAACCTTTTTCTTCTGCTACTTTTTCAGCTTCTTCTCTTGTTTTATATGCTCTTTTACCATCAATCATTTTTAAAGATGTTTCCATTTCAACACCAGTTTCTTCTTCAATATCTTCATCATCTTGGATTGTTGGGTCAACATCAGTAAATTCTAATGGTTGTAAGGTTATAAAGTATAGGTTTAAGGCTATTTGATTGTAAGCAAGTAGTTGGTCAAAGCATTTAATTAAAAGCTCTTGAAATGGTCTTATAACTGTATTGTCCATTAATAAAGATGCTGTCTTTATTTCATCAGCATTGTTTCCAAGTCCTGTTGAATCTTTTATTCCTAACAACATTGGTGAGACAACTCTATGAGAAACTAATATTTTAGATTGGCTTTCAGTAGATAAAAATTGATATTGTTGGTGAGCATCACTTAATTGTACTGGAGTTATTTCTGCTTGACTTTCTTTGTTATCATTAAAAGCAAGTATGAATTTTCCACTATTTGAACTGCCAGAAAATTTTTGTGTTATTCTTTGTTCTATTAATTCTCTTTGTTCTTGATTTGGAGTTCCGTTGTTAAAATTTATAAGCATCGATGGAGCGAGACCGTTCATGATGTTGTTAAGGTGATAATTTGAGATTTCTTCTTCAAGTTCTGCATATTGTAAACCTCCTTGATAATCTACCGGAGAATAGTAGTAAAACCCTGATTTATAGGGTTTTATGTAATATATTTCTATATTTTCTTTACTAAATCCATAGGCAGGTATTCTTAATGGTTTATCTGATGGTTTAATTGTTGTCCAATCATTCCAATAATAATAGCCAGTAATTTCACCATCATCATTTGCTTTTTCTGCTCTTAATGTTTCAATTGGGAAATGCTCACATTGTGCAATCTTTGTTCTGTCTTTAGAATATATTACTTGTATTGCAGCTTGACCCATTAGCTTTAAATCATAAGAAACTTTTTGAACCATGTCTGGTTTCAAAAGTGTTATCATTTGAGCATATTCATTTGGCTTACTACTTGAATCAGTTGCATTTATTCCTTTACCATAAATTTGTTGAGAAATTCCATTAATACAGGCATTATTTGTTGGTGAACCATTAAATCTATCAATAAGAAATTGAAAATAATTATTATCTGCACCATACTTTACCCACTCTTGACCTTGTACTTCTACAATCTCAGGACTTGTATATGTTGCTAAATTTACAAAACTAAATTCTGACTTGTTTTTTGTAAATCTTCCTAAATTATCTCTTTTAGTGTTTTTTTTCATATTTAAAATACTTTGTATGTATTATCAAAGGAATCGAAAGTTTTGTAAACAGCCAAATTCATATCATAATATTCATCTTCCATTTGGTCAATTTCTTGGTCTGTACAGAATATCCTGTCTCTAAATAAAGTTGTATCTGTTGTTCTATCTACATTCCAAAATGTATTATCATTTTCCCACAATTGATAATTGGTGTTCCATACATTAAAATCAGAATAAAATCTTACATCATAAAAATGCCCTTCTACCAAAACAGGACTAAATGCTTGTGTAAATGTTAAATAATTAACATCAGTTGTTGCAGTTGTAATGTCATAATATACAGGAATGTTTGTACTATCATCAATAATAGACATAGTAAACTCAGCAGCAAATATTCTTGGTATTACTTTAAAAGTTTGTGCAGTAGTAGCAGTTTTAAAAACTATCATTACCTATATAACGTATTTTATAACTTATTTTGCAGAAACAAAAAGCCAAAAAAAAAGCACCCCTAAGGATGCTTAATTTTCAATATAAATTACAATTATTAATTTGGTGTAATTTGTCCTGCTTCTGGAACAATTAATCCTGATGCTACAAAATATGGAGCCGTTTCCTCCATCCCCTCGAACACCATCGTAAAGCCGCTCAAATCACCGGCAGCCGCTCCTGTCACAGATGTGCCAGTAGTTCCTTCCATTCCATTTTCAAAGCCACATAAGAACGTATTTCCATAGTAATCAACAACTGCAGCATAAGGTCTTCCCAATGCTAAAAGCTGTAATTCTTGTTGTGTTAGTGCATCTAAATATGGTAATGTTAGATTTATTGTTTGAGTATAAAAAGTTGTTCCATTATCTCTTGAACTTGTCATTGCAGTTTCAAGTGATGAATTACCTTTTACATCATATTTATACCAAGATACACTTCCTGCTATTGCAGTTACTATTCCTGATGTTATTGTTACACCTGTTAAACCACCAAAATCGGCAAATAAAACTTCTTTTATTCCACCAAATGCTGATTTACACGGTATTTTTCTTCCTGTTGTTAATGCACAAGCCATATTATTTAAATTTTTTATAAATATGGGTAAGTAAGTTTAATCCCACTTACCCAAATTTTAGTTAGTATTAAGCGTATTCTACAAGGTCAGATGCAACACCAAATTGAACCCCACTCGTAAATCGCATTATCATGCGTACATTTTGACTTCCATCGATATCTGCCATGTCTATTACCTTAACTTGTTGATTGTCGTTTAGAAGACCGGTACCGAAGTACAAATTTGAAACTTGTGCAGCGTACATCTTGTTGTCTGACATTCCCGGACATACAAATATTTGTACTCCATCAACTGTAAGACTTCCATTATTCCACCATTGTGTTCCTTTGTTGTCAACCCCTGCATTTGATGTTGCAAGAACTGAAAAACCTCCAAGAGCTTGAACATAAAATTTAGCAGCAGAACTTGGTATGTATATTCTTAAATCTTCCGAACCATACAATGTATTTGGAATTGCTGTCACAACTTTTTGTAATTCTGCTATAATATTTGCAGCATTTAATCCACCACCAATTGCAGCAACTTGTTGTCCTGCAGGAATATCACCTGCAGCAGTAGCAGCAGCTATAATTTTTTCAAATCCATCAAATGAATTATTTGATGCAGCAGTAGTATCTCCTTTCCACATTGTAATTTCAGTTGAATTAGCAACTTCTTTGGCTACATGAGCAATTAAAAAATCACTAAAGACCGGAGGTAAATTGCGATTTAATCCAAATCCCATTGAAGCGGATTCCCAATCGTTTACAAAATCTTTTTTACAAAGTTGTAAATTAACTTGTAATTCAGTTGGTTGGATAATTTGTTCTGTTAATGTAATGCTTGAATTAGGGTCAAAATCACATGATGCTGCTTGAACAATTGATGATGTGGCTAATTTTTTAATTACTTCTTTGTAAGAAATATTTGATTTAACAGTTACACCACCATCATTGATTGTACTTGCTGAAAGAAGTGCCGCAGCGATATATTCACCGGCAAATTGACCGGCATATGTAGTTGAAATTGAAACCGCAGTTGCAAGATTTACATTTTTTAAATTACTCATTTTTTTATTATTTTATTTATTATTAATTATGATTCTGATACCCAGATTCCTTGACCTCCTATTATATACCATTCTGTTAATGATACTGCTCTAAGTGCTACCCAGTCACCTTTTAAAGCTGTTGCTTTAGTATTTTCTAAATCTTTTCCTAAAGCACCTGATGCACTAAATACTGCTGCAGCTTGTGTCATACTCCCAACAATTTTATTTGTATTTTTTGGAGAAATTACTAATTTGACAGCAGCATCTGCTCCTGTGTTTCTAAAGAATACTGTGCTTCCTAAATTTCCAGAGGTAATTAAAGGTAATCCAATTGTTAATGCATCTACTGCTACATTATGGTCATTTCCTAAATCTGATTCAGAAATGTCTCCAGTAGCTGTATAATAAGATTGTGCAACTTGGTGCG